GACGTATTCATGCCGTGTCCATGAGAACCCGCGCTGCCGGTGGACCCATAAGCAGCATAATCGGTATAATAATGAGTATGGGATGGACTGCCACCGCCGCCTGTGACGCGGGAGCTGGCGGAATTAGATACGGAGTGCCCATGCGACCCAGCATAATCTACACTATACCCAGCGGTGATTTTTGTAATGGAATTACAGTCACTCGCGGTATGTGTGGGCACGCCATGAGCCGATTGCGTCTTTGCGCTGGTTCCTCCGCCATATCCGCCGTGGCTGCCCACGTTGCTGTGGCTATCTATCTGTTGGGTGGCGCTGTATGTATCGGATTTATACCAGTCCACCGACAGGGATAACAGCACTTGGAAGGGAAAGGCTGGATCTATTTCCCCATCACCCAGGCTTTCATCCTCGGAACCGCTCTTATCGGTCGATCTCAGCAGGAATTTATGAGTTATGGCCTCATAGCTATCTATATTAGTTTCCGGCAGTTGCCAACTCCAGGCGTTTTTAGTATGACCACCATAGAAAGAGCTGAGGATATTCTGGACCTCTTCCTCTGCCTTCAGCAGCTCCTGCAGGGTCCTGAGCCGCTGGCCTACCTCCAGGATCATCTGGCCATTTCTCATAGAGATATGCTTAATCCGCTTAACCACCGGCTGGGCTCCTGTCCGGACTATGCCCACACAATTGCCCACCGCCTGGCTCCAGTCCTGCTCTGCCTTGACATTGTAGATGATAGGATCTGAATAGTCAGCAAAAACTTTATCAGTGGCATTCTGGAGCATTTCCCCAAAGAGCCCGCCCGCCCTATAAACTCCCTCCCTCCAGGTCCCTGCCAGAGTCAAGTCCAGGGCGGCAGCGCTCTGCTGGCTTAGTCCGGTGCCAGCTCCCTGGCCTATGAGGGCCTGAATGTGGCCATACCCGTCTATTTCATCCTGGGAGATCTCCGCATTATCTGCCTCTATGTAGGTGGCCACTGGGGCAGAGCTGGAGCCCTGGCCCACGGCGGCCATGGCATCCAGGTAAGCTAAATCGTCTTTTTCATATCGGACAGAGAACTCCAGGCCTCCGGCCAGGATAAGGGCCTTAATCCCCGGAAAGAGCTTATTCTCTCCGATCTCATAACATACGGAGAAGGTGGTGGAGGCCAGGCTGATATTTCCCAGCCTCATGAGGGTATCCTTGAAATTTGGGGCAATTATCAGATGATATAGAGGGCTCTTGTTATCGGTGGTCCATATATACAGATCAGTGCTGGATTGCCACCACTGGCCGGCCGCGGTTGGTATGGCGGTGGCCTTCGTCAGCAAGGTGGCCCCCTGGTAGAGCTGGGTTATGGTGCCAAACCGTGCGGAGCTGGTGCCTGCCCCTATGATCTTATAGACATATCCAGAATGCAGCACCCAGGACCCCCTGGGGATTAAACCGTTGGCCATGGCCAGTAGGCCCACCACAGGACCGCCCATACTGGAGGCCAGGATAGCATCCAGCCTGGTGCCCGCCGGGTATCGGTAGAATTGCCCTATCCTCTCATCCAGGAGGGCCTCAGCTGACATCAGGGTGAGAGTGTCATACTGTAGCTTGGTTTGATCCAGCTTTTTTATATGCCCCAGGAGAATAGTTTTGCCTCTCCTGGTGACTTTGGCTTTGCCCTGGACATCCAGCCCGCTGCCTTTCTCTATGGCTACCACAAATTTCCGAGGTTTGTCCAGGTACTCATCAAACTGGGGCAGCTCCACCATGACCGGGCGGACCGTCTGCCCGTCCGGATTTGTTATGGTGATTTCTATATCGTTACTGCTCATTGTGCTTGCCACCTCGCCCTAAATGTGGTCGTTATCCTCGCCTTGGTTGATCCGGAGCCGGTTATTTGCAGGGTCCTGGACTCTCCCACCGGGACCGCTGGTATTTGGGCAGCCTGGGCGGAAATATCCCGCTCCATGCTGAAAGATGCATCCTGGATAGTCATGGATGAACCAGCCGGTGAGTAAAATCTGATATAGACGGTGCTTTTCTTTTCGGTGCCAGATAGGTAATAGATTGTTTTTTTGCCTGTCACTATTTCAGTGGCGGCAATGGCAGTTTGCCACGTTGCCCCATCAGTAGAATATTGAATTATTGGGGATGTGGTGGTGGTTATGGTGGCCTCCAGCCGGATGTCATCCTTTAGAGGATAGCCCTGAAACTTGTAGTAAAACCACGCCCCAGCAGGCACAGATACTTGACCACCCGAAAGTGAGCAGCCGCTTTGAACTGCATCATACTGCCAACGATTATTAGTGCTGTAATCATCAGCATAGGTATGGGTGATGAAATACTTTGCTGCCCCCTCCCTGGTCAGCTCTGCATATTCTCCGGACAGGAGCCCAGGGCCCAGGGAAAGGCTGGTCTTTTCCACCGCCCCACTCAGGCATTTTACATACGGCAGGGTGAGCTGGCCAGAGGCATAGAATCCCCCGATCTTAAACAGCACCGGGGCCTCAGCAGTACCATAATTATACATGCTGGTGCTGATCTGTGGCAGTGAGCAGGCTCCCAGGTCAAGGCCCTGGTCTATGGCATGATAGAGATATGGGTCCTCTATCAGGCAATTGACTTTAGCCGCGGGCCCTGCATATCTCTTATCCTTCAGTGGCTCCAGTGATGCCTTTTTCACATAATAGAATCGGTCCGATCGGCCAGCAAATAGCTCCAGGTCCTCCGCATCATTATTGACTAATAACTGGAAGGCCTGCCTGTTGCGGTCACTGCCAAAATAGATAGAAAATCCATATTCTCCGCCATCCAGGCCTTTGTCCAGTAGGACCGTCCTCCTGCCGCCAGGGATTTGCTGGTGGGCGGTCTTGATGCCAAATCCCTTTGGGGTGGGATCTGCCACCATGCCGGAGATGTTCATCCAGCCTGCATAGGGGCCGATTGCCCAATAACGGAGATCTAGGATATAGGCATTGGTGGGAATCGTAGAGGCGCGATAACTGGCCAAATAAGCGTTTGTTTCCAGTTCCGACGTCACATATTCAGAGAGATAAGCACCGGTCGTCAGCTCCACCGGAATTAAATCCGCCAGGTTTGCGGTGCTCAGTACCTGAGCATATGCATATGATAGAATGCTGGCCCCGGTGAGCAATGATACATCTTTCGGCCCTATGATGCTGGCCCCGGTGAGCATTTCCACTAAATCGGTTATGGTGATACTGGCATTGGTCAGGATATCTAATAATAGCTGAGATGCGACATTGGCCCCGGTGGACATCTCAATTGATGGTGATCCGATAACAGTGGCATTGGTGAGAACTTCCCGATGGCTATAAGCATCTATATCAGCATTAGACTCTATATAGGCCAGGAATATATCCACTATACTGGCATTAGATGCCGTGGATAATGCTATCCTCTGGAAAATATTTGCACTGGTCAGCATCTCCAGTAACTGGCTGCTATCTGATCTAATCCCGATCCGGCCAATGCCCACCCTACTGATGCCTATTATCATATTCCCTCAAAAAATTATTTAGCTGGTGACACTATACCGCATGTAAATGGTGGCAGGGACCAAAGAACCGGCGTTTGCAGTGGTGCCTACCCGGAGCTGTAGGAAACAGTATTTGCTGATTCTGGCGGCGCTTCCCAGGGGCCCCAGTGACGCCACTCCGCCCACCAGGCCCACACTCTTCATATTCAAGCTGGTATAGGTTGCCAGTAGGTCAGTCTCTGCCGTTACCTGGTCATGATTAGCCACCAGCTCATCCCCAGAATCATCTTGCACCCCCGTGGCCTGGTCGTATGTGTCGGTGCATTCGTCACCTATGAACAGATTGCAGCCGGTCCAATCTACATAGTTGTTAGGGTTTGGGATGGGCAGAGCCGGGACGCCGCCAGAGTAGATTTTAGGGTCAGAATAGATCTCCGTCAGGACATCAGAATATAGGGCAATAGTGGCCCAGTATCCGTATTTGTAGCCAGCCGCAGGCTTAGGGATGGGGTGCTCTGCGTTGAACTCATAGGAGTCTATGGTCTTATGTTTCAATCCCACGCTGGTAATATCCACTCTGGTGGGCCCAGAGCCATAATATCTCGATATGCCTACACTCATGTTTTAACCTCGATAAATTTATACAAATCTCTCCCATCTTCCTGGAGAGTTTCAAAAGAAAAATTAGGAGATGACTCAAAAGCAACTTGACCATTCCAGCAGCACAATGCTGCTCTGAATCCGTCTTTTATGGGTAGCCCTTCCCAGGTGGTGGCATGGCCCTGGGCATCCAGCCCGAAGCCTCCTATGGCCACCTTGCCCGGCTCTGGCCAGATGCCCCTCTCCAGGGCCATGATATAGCCCAGCCTGGCCACTTTGTTGCTCTCTATGTCCTGGTGGATATCCGTCCGGAGAAATGCGGTATATCCAGCCGGGACCATGGCCTCCAGTATGGCCTGGATGGCCGCCTGATGCAATGGCTCTATACGGATCCGGCTGGCCTGCTGAAAGATCGGCTCATAACTGAAATGGTCCTCTGCAGATATCCAGCCTGCTGGAGTTTTGGCCAGCCAAAAATGGGTGTCATATTCATGGATCAAATTTATATCCTCCGAAAAAGAATAATATGATATGTTTCGTGCTCTGTTCATTCTGTTAGTGCTGATGTCCGGGACAGTTGCCCAGGATGCAGTCTCTGTTATCGGTGGAAAGACATACTATGGGGAAATCGAAGGAGTCAAAGACGGTTTACTCTCTCTGAAATGCACGGCAATCTCTGAAAAAATGCCTATTCCACCGTTGGCAGCTGCTGTTTTATCGCCATCCACCAAACCGGCAGTTTATGAATGTGTACCTATCACAATCAAGATAGGCACTGGCGCGATAATACAGATTATGCCATCAGAGGCCAGCGGACCTTAGGGCAGATTCAATCATCCCGATTATCCCGCCCAGGTCAATCAGTGGATTAATGTCCACATTCATAACCGGGCGGGCATTCTGGATAGTTTGAAACAGGTTCATAAATTTGGTATCGGCAATGGTGGTGTCTAGGTCCACCTTCATGATAGGCTGGGAGCCGGTGATGGTGCTTTTCAGGCCCTCCAGTTTGCTCTCTGCCAGGGTGGTATCGGCATCCACTCCCACACTCAGGAGAGGGCTCTGGGTGTAATCCTGCCCCAGGACCGTGCCACCTACTGCCCGCATGGCCGCCTGAATCTCTGCTATGGCATTAATCTGCTCTGTCTTCCAGTCCAGGTACTGCTGGCCGCCCTGGCCTATATAGGAGTCCTGGAAAAGGCCATCCTGGGACTCCTGCCACCGTGCAAAATCAGATATGGCGCAATCGGTACATTCCCCGATAGTATCCTTAAGGGCATCCCATCCCACTGATTGCGATTTGAGCTTTTCAGATGTTTTGTCTAGGGCAGCTGAGGCCTTCCCGGTCATCTGATCCAGGAGCCAGATATAATCATCAATGCCTATCTGGCCAGATTTGAACATGCTGTTCATTTCTTCCAGCCAGCCGGGCAGATAATCAGCATACTGCTCTAAAGGCTTTATGAGGTTATCATAAACCATGCCCTGGGTTATCTGCCCCTGTTCGAAGGCAGAGCGGGCATTTTCCATCCCTCCCCTGATGCCTGGCACAATGGTGCCATCAAAAAATTTGTTTATGTCCAGGGCGGCATTTTTCACCGCCTCCGGGTCCATGATAAGCTCTGCAAAGCTCTTAGTATCGAATTGGCCCCAGGTAGTGGTCACAGTGGCCTTTAGGGGGTTAGCATCCAGCTGGGCCTGGAGGTTTGCCCGGGCCCGCTCCAGATCGGCCCTGGCCCGCTCATTATCTGGCTCTACCAGATATTTGGCTTTGGCCTCATCATAGGATTCTATGGCCTCTTTAATTGCCGTCAGATAGGCAATAGCATTCTGGGAACCCTGGGCCTTTGCCTCCTCTGGGTCATAGAACTGGAGATTCTTGAGGTTCGCCAGAGCCGCCTCTACCTGGGCCTTGTCTGGGACCATGCCAGCGGTGAAAGCTGCTGCTATCTGCTCCCCGGCTGCCTCTATTTCGCTTTTGGTGTTATCGGCTATGTTAAGGAATGAATCCAGCACCAGGTCCTGGTTTAACCGCCATAATGAGGCATCGCCAGGCTTTCCGGTCAAATCAAGCACGTTGCCGGTGTCATAAGTCAGCCCTGCCTGCTCAAATAGAGCCGGCAGGGTATTGGCTACCCCCCGGCCATAAACAGGGCCTGCCACTTCCTGGCCATTTACTAGGAGGGTGCTCCTGGTATGCCCGTCGTCGGTATTGTATCGCAGCTCCACCTGGAGTCCATTCTCCAGTGTGGTGGTAGTGGTGCCCCTGTCATGCTTAACATTGTCATCCATATTATTGAGGATGGCCAGGGCGGCAGCATCTCCGACACCAAAGCCTTGCATGATGCTGGCCAGCTCAGGAGATACGTTCTTAAAAGCGTCTTTGGCCCCTTCCCCTACTGCCTCCTCCACAGAGCCCTGGATGTCATCCTGGGCGGCATCGGTGCCCTCCACCATGCCCTCCTCTGTGGACTCTTTGACTGACCAGCCTAATTTCTCTGCTGCATTATCGTACACTTTGTCCAGGAAGCTGCCCAGGCCCTCGCCGGCGTCAGTCAATCCACCCAGGCCAACCTTATCCAGTAGGGTGCCAATGGCTCCAGCTGCTCCGCTCAGAGCCTTAGGGATGGCATCAGAGAGGCCCCCAAAGACCTCATCCCAAATATCTGCAGCCTTATCCTTCAGGCTGGTGAAAGCATCCCCTACTGTTTCCACATACCCGGCAATAGTCTGGAATGTCTCGGACTCTTTGACTACCTTTGAAATTTCTTCATAAAAGGCAGTTACAAAGGCTTTGCCGGTTTGGAAAGCTGTATTGATGCCTTTGGCCCCGGCCACCAGGACATCCAGCCGGAGGCCTACCAGTTTGCCTATGCCTCCGGCCAATGTGCTCACTGCCTCAGTGGCTGGAGATATGGCAGCTGTGAAAGGCCCCCATAACTCCTCTCCTATGGTCCGGACCTTATTGAGATTCTCCGCCAGGCCTCCAGCTATGGCGCTGCCCACATCATTGATAGGCCCGCCCATATCTTTCAGGATGGCACTTACGGAATTTCTTAGAGTCTGGAATCCGGATTTAGCATTATCCGCACCAGCGGCAAAAGAATTTCCTATTGATTCTCCTTTTTCGCCTTCGGCAACTACTCCAGCAATTTGGCCCCGCCATTCTGCCGTGTGACCAGCCATCTTATTGAAAAAGTCATCACCATATCCACCGCCCAGTATGCCAGCCGCCTCAAATCGTTCCGCATTACCCAGGTCCTCCATGGCTTCGCCCAGCCTAAGGAGAGTTTCCGTTGGGTCGTTGGCCATCAGCTCCTTAAATTCGTCAGGAGTAACGCCTAATAATTCCCCGGCTTTGGCCCTGGCCATATCAGAGCCTTTGGTGGTGCCCATGAGCTGGTTTAGAGCCGCGTTGAATGAGCCAGCCGCCAGCTCCGAGCTGGAGAATACTGAGGCCAGGGATCCGCCCCAGCCTGCCACTTCGTAGGCGCTGCCACCCAGGCCAGAAAATGCCCCGGCCGTCCTGGTGGAAAAGTCCAGGACCTCCGCCTCTGTGGCATTCATGCTGTTGCCAGCATAATCCACAGCGGAGCCAAATTTCCGGGCAAAGTCGGTGGCATTCTCTGCCCCTTCGGGCAGGCTCTTTAGCTGGGATTTGACCTTTCCGACAGCAACCGCTGCCTGCTCTGCCGGGATATCAAAAGCACTGCCCATCTGGAGGGCCACTTCAGTGAACCCTGCAATAGATGATTTATCGATTCCCAGTGAGCCCGCCGATCTGGCCACGTTCTGAATTTCGGCCATGGTGGTGGGCATGGTCGAATAAAGGTTTGTTAGCTCAGAGCTGAGGTTAGCAAAATCCTGGGTACCCTTTTCTATGCCGGTGGTTTTGCTTATCTGGCTCATGCCAGCTTCCCACTCCATAGCGGCAGAGGAGGCAGCCTTTCCGATTATGGCAGCTCCTGCTATGGCTGCAGTGGCAGCTATACCAGCTGGGCCCAAGGTGGTGGCGATCTCTCCCACGGCCGCGCCCATGGGGCCGAAGGATCCAGTCACTCCGTCCACCAGAGAGGTGCCTATCCTCTTGCCAGCGGTGGTAAAATCGCCGCCAGATATAGAGCCAGATAATCCTGATCCAAGTTTAGATTTAAAATCGCCCTCTATGCCGGATATGGCAGCAGTTGCCTGGCTTTTCGCCTGATTCAGAGCTGAGGTGAGGGCGGAGATATCTCCGTCTATTATTGCTGTAATTTTCCCGGCATCAGTCATAAGAATGGCTCCACTGGTGTTTATTTGATTTGAGTTTATAAAAGGGGTAAAACAAATATCAGGAGATGGGCGGACCGCCCTCCCCTCTGTCCCGCATCATTTGGATGTGGTCCTGGGTGGTTGGCTTAGGTGGAGTCCTCTCCTGGCCTCCAGGCTTATAGAACTCCGAAAAATCCCCCAGCTCTCCAGTCCAAGCCATGGCAAAGGCCTTCCCGGCACAGAACCCCGAGAAGGCCGCCAGGGACTGTTCACGCGCCTGCCTGGCCTTTTCCCGCTCCCATAAGAGCAGGAGCTCGGCAGGTGTTAGCTCCCAGAATTGGCTAGGCTGGAGGCCTAGCCGGAGATATGCGATGGTGTAGGCTGACCGCCAGAACTCTTCAGCTCCTGCAGTCGGGCCTGGTCCCTCCTGAGCTCCTCCTGGGCAATCTCCAGCTGGGTGGCTTTCTTCTCCTGATTGACCTTTCTGATCTCTTCCTCCCTGGCTACTGCTTCCTTCCAGGTGGCAATAGAAGAAGGGTCGTTTGATTGCTGGTAGGACTCAAATAGGGCCCGCTGCAGATCATCCAGGCTGCCGCCTTTCTCCAGGTAGGCATCTATGGCCACAGCTGCCTGGGACGGGCCGCCGTTCTTGCCCTCCAGGACATCCAGGCCGGTGGTTGCTCCTATGGCAGCCTCCATGATATCAGAGAGCCGCCCGAAATTTCCGAGCACGAAACCGGCATGAATTGAGCCGCCGTTGGTGATAGAAAGGCCCCGCTCCGTCTTGACATCCAGCCGCTTGAGTATCTCCCTGGCTCTCTTCTCAAAGTTCTTGATGGCTGAAAATGTCCATCTCAGCTCTCTGTCCTGGTCCATTGTCAGGGTTATGGGTGCAATCATTTGATCCATCTTGTACTCCTCCAAATCTACTTTCCTATTTTGCTTTTAAATGTCTATCCGGTGGTGGAGGAGGGGGCTCCGGCCCGGCCTGGCCATCATTGCCCCCTATCCTCTGCTTATGCCTCTGGATACAATTCTCCTCTGCCTTTGACGGTGATATTGCGCTCCTGGGCCTTGTCTGGATTGGCGCTAATGTAATCCATCACCTGAATGGATCCATGGCCAACAAAAGAGCCGCTAATGGCGTCTATGCTGTAGAATTTCCAAATATAATCTACTCCTATACCAGAAATGGCCACATCCCCGGCATAATAGAAAGCGTTAGCCGTCAGCTCCCAGGTCCTGGCTCCTGCAATACTGGAGCCCCAGCCAGAATCATCCACGTTACTGGTATCGATCTCTTTACCTTCTATCTTGAGCTTGCCATCATAGAGCATCAGGACCTTTTCCAGGGCCAGCTCTGACCTCCTGGTGCCATCTATCGTGATGGTGCCCGATTTAACCGCGTCGAAGGTCACAGAGCCCCTTAGGTAATTGACCGTATAGCCGCTGGTCACTTCCACCCCGTCATCATAGACGGTGACCGGCACATCTGGATCCCAGTACCTTGAGCCTGCCGCTGCCTGCCAGGTGAGGCCATCGCCTGAATCCACCAATGCAAGCCCAGTGAAAGCCAGGCCATCGTGGGCGGTGGTTTCGGCCAGTGCTCCGGTCACTCCTGCCCCAGTGGATCCTGGAGGTAGCCGGGCCTCAAATAAGGCAAAAGCGCCGGCGTCAGCATTGACCGCTGCCACTATGGCCGCTGCCGTGCTGGTGGCATTTCCCGAGCCATCTGTGGCGCTGTTGATGGTCAGCTTAGGAGCTGCCGCAGAAACTGATAGAGGTGTATTGTTGCCAGATACTACGATCTCCACCTTATTGGTGGCGTGGTTCTTGGATACGAAACAGATATCTCGATTAGAGCCCAGGGCAGGAGTGACCACATACTCCTCGCCCTCATCTTGATAGAGAGCAGCGGATAGGCCGCTCACTGCCGAAGACATAAATCAGCCTCAGGTAATGGCTGCCAGGGCTCCCCTGCCCTTGATTACCCAGTCTGCTTTCTGCTGAGTCTTTGCTCCAGCCAGCACCAGATTGCCAGAGCTCACGCCACCCTTTCCTGACCAGCCCACAGGGCTGGATGTGGGAGTGCCGTCCTGCAGGATCTTGCAGAATATATCAGAATTGGCGATAACTGCAGCAATTATGAGAGCATACGCGCTATCTGCCATAATCAGGTTGTTGGCTGCAGTGACCTCCCAGGACCGCGCTCCGGCAATGCTGGAACCCCATCCAGAATCATCCACGTTGCTGGTATCAATGTCTGTCCCGCTGATCTTGAGTTTAAGATCAGATAGCTCTGCTAATTTCAGATATGTGCCGTTGATTGTGTCACATACCCAGAAAGAGCCTTTCATTCCACTTATCGCTGATGTCATAGCTAGACCTCTAAATAGTGCTTTTCCGCCTTGAATAGCGGTTTATAATAATGTAGAAAAACTATTATTAGAAAAAATTAGAATTGATTAAAAACTACTCATCTCTGATAACAAGATGCCCGATGGGAATTACTATGATAAGCTCATCCAATGAGCCGGGCACAGATCGAATTTCGTGCTTGGTGGTAATCATAGACACATCAAAATTATTTAGTAATATTCGTTTAGATCCATTCTTTCTGTTGATGATCTCTACATCAATCGGCCCCTTGAAATTCGATTCAGCTAACATAATTCACGCCCCTTTCATAACTTCAAAGTTCTGGTAAAATATCGTTCTACCATTGGCGTCTTTCTCCAGCTTCGCCGGGATGCCCCGAGCAGCCACCAAGATGTATTTGTGGCCATTCCAGGTGACATCATGCTGGGCATGGAGCGCCGTATCTACTGCCTCCGCTTTAGTCTGGGCTGCTGTATATGTGGCTGCCCGGACCTCCACATGAAGATCTGGCCATTGCATATCCGTAAGGGTATCTTTGCCCCGCCCGGGCCTGGCATATAGGACTATGCAGGCGTCCGGGGTGGCAGGCATCTCTGCCAGGAATATGGTCCGAGTGGATGATGTGCCAGGATAAACACCTACTCCAGCGGTGTTAAGCTGGGTGGCTATATCTTCCAACAGAGACATTATTATCTCCCTATGCTCAGAATATCCTGGAGGATATGGACCGCCAGCTGCTGCCCTTCGAATAGCTGCTCAGGGCCATACCAGCTTTCATCTACCTGGAGAATAGGGGCCATCATGGCAGGCTTTCCTGTGGCACAGAGATACTCTGTCATTGCCCCAGCATCCAGCGGCTCCTCTGTGAACTCGATTTCATAGAGCTGCATAAACCCAGCCAGCCGGTGGCATCTGGGGCAGGTTGGGGTTTTGTAGAGCCGGATTATCATTTTATCACCAGATGGTCCATTAGGAAAGCCAGCGCCGCCAGTGCCACTATAGCCCACTCTCGGAGAGTCAGAAAAGCCACCTTTTCCCCGGCATTGCTTTGGCTGGCTGCCGTCAGGGCGTCCACCTTTTTGGCGATCTCTTCTAAATTCTTCTCGATTTTCGGCAGGCTACTAGAGCAGATCTCCAGGGCCGATACTTTGTTATAGAGCTGGCTGATATCAGCTTCATGCCGGGTATTATCCGCTTCCAGGACACATACCCGAGCATGGAGCACGGCAGGATCGCATTCCTCTGCCATGCTCCACCTATTCACCACTCTAGTGGCTCTTTGGTGATTGCCCGCAAAATCGCATTTATACCAGCCAGGAATATGCCGGTCATCTCAGCGCTCAGAGTGACCCCGAACTGAGACGATAGGAATAAACCGATGGCTGCAAGCACATTAACCCAGAGGGTTTTGGACTTCCAGATTTCGACCATTACACCACCCTCGGATCATCTCCGGTGCTGGGAGCACCTACATAGGCCGCTTTCTTTGTCTTTCCCATAGGCTTGCCATCCTTTACGTTATCCTTCAGAAAAGCAGACTGGGACGGAGTAATGGAATAACTGGAAGTGTCAAAGGCCCACCCATCCATCTGAAAGAAAGCCGTATCGAATATATCAGCGCCCACGCCAGAAAGCTGGACCGGCTCACCTACGAATAGACCCTCTACCTCAGGCGATTGATTTCCGCCCACCATCATGGCCCCCGGAGAGTCCGCCCCTTTGGCCTCCCCCTGGAGAAAGTCCTCTGCCATGCCAATGCCAACGATTGCCAGCAATCCCAAAATTACTATCAATGATTTCATTTCAGTCCCTCTTTTAACAATTTTCGCATATTCCGTATTGCTACCAGTGCCATGCCATCAGTGCCAAACTGCTCTTTCCACTGTGCGGCGGTGAGCAATGGCCCGCCGTTGGCCTCTCGGATCTGATAGAATCCCGGCCCATAGGTGGCCACCATAGCAGAAATGACGCCAGGGTGTAGCTCCACCCCTATGATAATGTCATCTGGCCCCAGCTCGCTGGTCTTTTTCTGCCTGGTGCCTGCCTCTGTCTCTGGGTCAGCTACCAGCCAGCGCTTTGCTGCCCGCTCTGGCCCCCAACCTGGAATATAGGAGTAACCTCCCAGGGGCAGATCTGAGCCTGGCCCGGAATAGTGACATATGCCGCCTGGCTGCATCTCATCATAACCAGCCTCGCCGGTTTCAGTCTCTATAAAAGAGCCATCGACCAGCTTAAAGGGTGTCTTGGTGCTCATCTCATCACCTCATTGAGTCCCCGCCTTACGATCTCCTCAGCTTCGGCAGTGCTCACTGTGCCGTCCTCGGGCATCAAAGAAAATGATGTCTTGAGCTCCTGGCCGCTGAAACTCAGCAGCTGGTTAAAGCTCTGGTTTCCGGTCATGTTATAGTCAAGGGCCTTCCTGCTCTTTCCTGCAGCAGCAATGATTATCTCTTCATGGAGGCTTCCATTTCCAGAGATCGCAAACCGGGCCTGCTCTTTGTGGAGTGTCCGGTTTTGGACAGATATCCAAGAATTGCCCTCCTCGTCCTCATAGACCTCCGGAGCGCCTGGGAAAAATGCGGTACTGTAAAGCAGATTACTGGATACCTTCAGATCAGCCATATCTGCCCGGAGCCTGATATTTGGCATTTTGACCCTAAAGCCGCCTTTATCGGCATCTATCAGGGTGGTGCTGTTGTATTCATCTGAGCTCCAGCTTATGGCCTGGCTAGCCGCTATCGGTCCGGAGCTGAGTATCCGGGTTTGTCCACGGTCCACCGCTTCGCTCTCTATATCGGCCATGCAGCCGGGCCCATTACAAACTGCATCATAAGCCATAGTAATAGCCCCGGAGGCAGGCAAAATCAAAAGAGCTATAATCAACAATACACAAAATTTCATGCTATAATAGGAGGGCGAAAATAGCCCCCCTAATCGGCTCCAGGACCACCGAAGGCCACGCCATCCATCTCGGACTTCCTGACCTCCATATTCTTGGCGTCCTCTGCCACCTTTTTAGCGTTATCTATGGCAGTATCGAAAGTCTGCTGGATGGCATCCAGGTTCTTGATGGTCTGCTCATAGTTATCATCTGCCCAGCCGGTGGACTTTGCGGCGCTGACGGAGTTTGCCAGCACTGCTTTTGTCCTATCCACCTGGGTGCTGGCATCTGCCAGGGCTCCATCCAGTGCTCTGCCAATGGCCCTAATCGTTACGTTCTCCAGCCGTCCGGCTCCGATAGATTCAGATCCAAGTTTTCCCATGTTATCACTTTCCTATTTTTTGGTGATTATTGTTTTTCTGACTATTATTTCGGGCCTCATCGAGGCTTTGCGGCGCTTGATTCTGATCTCCAGCCAATCAAGCTCTGGAAAACTGAGCGCCTGGAGTAGGCTATCCCAAAAATCTATATCCATAAGCCTAACCCCAGATAGCTTTTAGAGCCGCCGCTATATCCTCATGATATTTGCTTTCGTTCTCCAGCAGCGGGCCCCTCAGGTAGTTGGGCCCGGTGCCGGTATGGCTGGGGGTATAATTCTGGCTTTCGTGGAGCCAGGCCGCTTGCGGCGTGTTGAAGGATATCTCCGCGCCCTTGGGGATCTCTGTGACCGTGCCTGATTGCCGTGTCTGGCTGGTCTCGATCGGACAGAGATCAACCGCCGCACCTTTGACCGTCTCGGCCGTCATCCGGGCAACCTCTATACAGGCCTCCTCGGCCAGCTTGGCCAGGGCGTCCCCCTTCCATTCCACTTTAGGCATCTCAGTCTATCCCCACGACCTTTAGATACGCTCCATAGCCTTGTGTGGTCTCGACCGGGCCGACCGGCCAGGTCACGCCGCCCCTGGTAACTGCATCGCCCTCTGCAATGATGGTATCCTCCGTCAGGAGATAGGCATTGCAGATCTTATCTTCTCGGTCCTGCTGCCGGATGACTTTCTTGGAGTCGAACCATACCACTACTATATTACTATCGGTATACTCAGGATCATTGTACTCGTTTTGTCCGGTCTTATGCCGGAGCACAATGGTCTCTCCGAGGCCGGGCGGGAGGATACTCATCTTACCTCAGCGCCAATGTAGCGCCTCATGTATCGCTTTGCAGTGGCGCTCAGAAGGCCGGAGTTACCCGCTCCAGCGATGAAGGTGTATGACAGCTTGCCGCCAATGGACATCGATGAGACGCCCTGCTCCTGGAGATCCTTGAGGCTGCCGGACCCTGCAGCCAGGATGGCTATGGCCTCCTCCAGGCAGGCCCACAATACTGGGGTGGGAACCTCTGCATCCTGATCCGCATTGCCCACGGTGACGCCATCGATGATCCGGGGGAATTCCAGAGCCTGGCCCGAGTCGTACTTATTCCCTCTCAGGACCATGCTGTCAATCCGCCGGGTGGCCTCTTCCAGGGCAGCCAGCTTCTCCACCGATGAGGCGGCAGCCCAGGCGGTATTGGTTGG